ATGCCTATCCCTTTCCCGTTTGACTTCATGAACCCTGACTATCAGATGGTTTTTGAGTGGCGCATGGAGCGTCTAAAGCGCATCCGGGAAAACCCCGGCGCACTCCCGGCACTCAAAGAGTTTTACCGGACTAACCCGGCCCAGTTCATTATCGACTGGGGCATGACCACCGACCCGCGAAACATTGACTATGGGCTGCCCGTATCCATTCCGTTCCTGCTGTTCCCGAAACAGGAAGAGTGGATTAACTGGATCATGGACCGCCGCAAGGGGCTGGAGAACGGCATCACTGAGAAGAGCCGCGAAATGGGGCTCAGTTGGACTTCTGTCGGCCTGGCCTGTTCGCTTTGCCTGTTTAACCGGGAAATGGTGATCGGTTTCGGTTCCCGTAAAGAAGAGTATGTGGACAGTACCGGCAGCCCGAAAGCCTTATTCTGGAAAGCGCGTAAGTTTGTTGAAACGCTGCCAGTCGAGTTCCGGGGCGGCTGGAATCACAAGAAGCATGCGCCGTATATGCGCGTTGAGTTCCCAGATAGCGGGGCGGTGATTACCGGTGAAGCGGGCGACAACATCGGGCGTGGTGACCGTACCACACTCTATTTTGTCGATGAGGCTGCATTCCTGGCGCGGCCTCTGCTTATTGAAGCATCACTCTCACAAACCACGCGCTGCCGTATCGACCTTTCATCGGTCAACGGCATGGCTAACCCGTTCGCCCAGAAACGACACAGCGGGAAAATCCCGGTGTTTACCTTCCACTGGCGCAGCGACCCACGCAAGGATGATGAGTGGTACCGCAAGGAATGCGACAAAATCGATAACCCAGTTGTCGTAGCGCAGGAACTCGACCTGAACTACAACGCGTCTGCTGAAGGTGTGCTGATCCCGAATGAATGGGTGCAGGCCGCTATCGATGCGCATATCAAACTGGGCATCCAGCCAACTGGCAAACGCCTGGGCGCAATGGACGTTGCCGACGAAGGTCGGGACAAAAACTCGTTTTCTACCCGTCATGGTTTCCTGCTGGAGAATGTGCGGGAGTGGTCCGGCGTAGGCAGTGATATTTACCAGTCTGTAGAGAAGGTTTTTGGCTACTGCGAAAAGGAAAACCTCGAAGAGTTTCGCTTTGACGAAGACGGTCTGGGCGCTGGAGTTCGTGGGGATGCAAGAGCTATCAACGAGCTACGCAGCGCAGCGAGCCGACCAATGATACTTGCCACGCCTTTTCGTGGTAGTGGTGGCGTGTTCGACCCTGAAGACGAAGCCGTACGCGGCGACAACGGACAGAATGCCCGACTTAACAAAGATTTCTTCGCGAATGCAAAAGCACAGAGCTGGTGGCATTTACGCAAGCTGTTCAGGAACACATACCGCGCAGTGGAAGAGGGTATGGCTTATGACCCTGACGAAATCATTTCCATCAGTAGCACGATGAAGAGCAAAGACAAACTCATCATCGAGCTTTCACAACCTACCTATTCCATTAATGGTGTGGGGAAAATATCAGTCAATAAGCAACCTGATGGCACCAAGTCACCTAACCTGGCTGACTCGGTGATGATCAGCTATGCGCCGATGGATTCCTCTCTCGATATTTGGGCCTCGTTGGCCGGAGTGTGATATGGCAAAACGGCCACGCAGTACAGGCGGCAAAAAGGCTGTCAGGACGGCTGACGGGTATAACAACTTCCCCGCTAAGCTCGGCGCACAAACGCAAAATATCCAAACCGGCGGCACTTATCTGCCGGGTTATCTCACCCGTAACCGGGTAGAGCTTGAGTTCTCCTACCGTTCATCATTCCTCGTCGGCGCTGCGGTTGACTCACTGGCCGATGATATGACCCGCAAGGGTGTAAACATCAGCTCAAAGCTCAAACCAGGGCAAAAGGGAAAGGTAGAGACATTCTGGGATGAGGCCGCTTTATGGGATGGTCTGAACGACACGATTAAATGGTCGCGCCTTTATGGCGGCGCAATTCTGGTTGTGCTCATTGAGGGGCAGGATATGTCCACACCCCTCAAGCTGGACCGCATTAAGCAGGGGCAGTTTAAGGGTGTCATCAGTCTTGACCGCTGGATGGTCAAGCCCTCGTATGTGAATCTGGTCACCGATTATGGGCCAGAGTTTGGCAAACCAAAATACTACCGCGTGGTGACCAACCAGCAGGGTATTCCTCCCTGGAAGATTCACCACTCGCGCATAATCCGCATGGAAGGTGATTCTCTGCCTTTCCAGCAGGCGCAGACAGAGAACGGCTGGGGAATGTCGGTGGTAGAGCGTATTTTCGAGCGCATTCAGGCATTCGATACCGCAACCGTCGGCACCACGCAGTTGATCCACAAAGCGCACTTGAGAACGTACAGCATTGAGGACCTTCGCAAGATTCTGGCTATGCCGGAAGGTAGCCCAATGGTGGCCGGTCTGATGAAGCACATGGACATGATCCGCGAGTTTCAGACCATCGAGGGGATGACCCTGATGGACAAGAAGGACGAATTCGCAACGCACAGCTATTCGTTCGCCGGTATTGCGGATGTGATCCTTCGCTTTGCAGAGCAGGTTTCTGGTGCAACCGGCATTCCCCTTGTCCGCTTGTTCGGCCAGTCTCCTGCCGGGTTTAGTACCGGCGACGGCGACCTTGAGAACTACTACAGCCGGGTTAACTCGCTGCAGGAGCGCCGTCTACGTCGTCACGTTCGCTGGCTGATGGATATATCCTGGCGTTCGCTGTTTGGCGAAGAGCTGCCGGAAGACTTCACCTTCGAGTTTAATAAGCTCTGGGAAATGTCGGACACCGACCGCTCGACAATGGCAAATAACGTTGTTACCGCGCTTGCTACTGCTGTGCGTGACGTTGGCATGACACCGGCCGCCGCGCTGAATGACCTCCGCAATATGTCCGACGTAATCGGGATCGGCGGTTCAATCACTGATGAGGACATAGAAAATGCGAAGGCCCAGTGGGAGGAGGATGAATCTGAAACCAGCCCTCCGCCGTCGTTCAGAGAAGCAGTACAGCCAAAGCCTGTTGGCGATAGCAAACCAGATCGGGGAAATCGTCGGTGGTACTTACGATGGTTCCCAGGCGGGGGCTGAAAAGGCTGGGCTGGTGCTGGTGGATTATTCAGAGCTGATCAGCACCTGGGCTGAGAGCGTCGGACATAAGATGTTCGAGCAGGTTGAGCGCGAAGAGTGGAATCAGTGGCGTTCTGCCTCTGAGGAAATCGGGGCCGGTCTGCGCGAGGTTGTAGGCAATACGCCAGTCGGCCAGGTTGCGCAGGATATCGTTTATCGCCAGATCCAGTTGATGAAGTCGCTACCCATCGAGGCAGCAGACCGGGTAAGGGAAATCCAGACCCGCGCTATGCAGGCGATGGTTAACGGTGAGCGTCCGGATCAGCTCTACGAAATGATAATGCAGTCGGGTGATGTGGCCGCCGGAAGGGCAAGGATGATAGCGCGTACCGAGATAGGGAGGGCAACTGGCGCACTCACTCAGGCGAGGGCGCTGGCGGTCGGCTCAGAGGGGTACTGGTGGCGAATCAAAGGGGCTGGCACCCGACCGTCTCATTTCAAAATGAGGGATAAATTCGTGCGCTGGGACAATCCACCGACGCTGGACAGCATGACCGGCCACGCAGGTTGTCTGCCGAACTGCCAATGCTACCCGGAAGTGGATATTCCAGCTCCGAGAAAGTGAAAAATACGGCTTAGAGCATGTGTTTGCGCTCAACCCTCAGAGTGGCGAAATGTTATCAAAATGTTGTTGCCTGAAAGTGGCAAAAACAGTCGCCAAAACCATGAGTTTTAGGCCGTTAGGGTGGCATTTTGAATGAGTGCATTTCCCGTGGTGCGGTAAATGACCATTATGTTAAATAGCCCGTAATTCTGAACATTTTTCCCATTCCATCATGACCGCCGGCAGGGCGGTTTTTTAATGCCCGCAATCAGCAGGTAACCCATGAAATATTTCTTCACTACACGCCTGGGCGAAACACGCTACCTGCAGGCTGACGGCTCGCTGCTGTGTACAGACGTGCCAATCGCCCGAATCGGAACACAGGTCTATCTACCGGAAGAAATCGACCTTGAACCGGACGCCAGTGGCACGGTGACCGTATGGCGCACAGAGGATGAAGTTTTCTCTGTCGAGACGATGGCGAGCTTTGAGGGCGTGGCTGTCACGCTGGGCCATCCGGAGGACGCCGAGGGCAACATTGTTTTCGTCAACCCGACGAACTTCCGCGAGCTGGCCCACGGACACATTCAGAACGTCCGGCGCGGTACCGGCGACAAATCAGACTTACTTATTGCCGATGTACTGATTAAGCGACAGGAAGCCATCGACGCCGTTCAGTCCGGGCTTACTGACGTCAGCTGCGGCTACGACGCGCAATACAAGCAGCTGGCGCCCGGCAAGGGCAAACAATACCAAATCACAGGCAATCACCTGGCGGTCGGCATCGACCGGGGCCGGGCTGGTGGCCGTTGTGCTATCGGGGACTCCATCCCATCTAATCGAAAAAAGGAAAAACCAATGATTTCGTGGTTAAAAAACGTGGCTAAGGCCATTAAGACGAAAGATGAGGATGCACTGGCAAAACTCATCGATGAAGCGCCGGACCTGCCATCTGATGGCCTGGGTTCGATCCCCGGCTCAACTATCAACATCAACATTCCATCGCAGGCTACGGCGCTCCCGACGGAGAACCGCACGACTACCGATGAAACGCCTGGTGCGGAAGCTGGTAAAGAAAAAACAGGTGATGAGGGCGTGCCTGAGTGGGCCAAAACCCTGCTTTCCCGCATCGAAAAGCTGGAAGGCAAAACCACTGATTCTAACCCGGACGATATCAAGACCGGCGATGAGGACGAGGAAGAGGATAAGAAGGTAACCGCTGACGCAGCCTTTAAGCGCAGCATCATCGCGGATGCCGAAATTATCTGTCCTGGCTTCCAGCCTGCCGGCGATAAGGGCCTGAAACGCCAGGTGCTGAATCAGGCCGTGCGCACCGGCGACAGCCTGAAAGCGTTCGGCGTTACTGACTTTAGCAAAGCACCAAAGGCAACCGTTGATACCGCCTTTACCGCTGCCGTGGAAATCCACAAGGCAAAAAACCAACTGGTACCACTGAGCAGCATTCGCACTGCTGACCACGGCGTTAGTACCAAAAACCTTTCACCGGCTGAGCTGAACAAGATCAACGCCGATTTCTGGAAAAACCGTAAATAAGGTAATCACTCATGGCTGGAACAGCATATTTAGACCGCATGCCGATTGGCATTGTGGGGGCAATAACGCGTCCGCGTGACCTCACTATCGAACCCGTAACGCTGGATCTCCAAAAACCTTTCAGCGGCTACGGCCTGCCAGGTAAATACGTCAGCAACAAATTTGTACCGCTGGAGTCTGGCGACAGCATCGACAAAGTACAGGGGGTTTTCGTTCGTCCTTACCCGATCACATCTGCAGCTGATTTGGCCTATCTCGGCGTGAAGGTTAATCAGGTAGCCGACGAGCTGAAGCGCGGATACATCTGCGTTAAAGCCACCTCTGGCAACCCAGTTACGGCGCAAAAAGGCGACCCGGTATACGTCCGTGTTGCTGGTGGCACTACCTTAAGCCCTGTCGGTTCTTTCGTCCTGTCTCCTGACTCGACAGCCGCTAATACCCCTCAGTTGAAAAACGCCCAGGTCATGGGGCCGGGTGAAGCTGATGGCCGTATCGAAATCGCATTTAACATCTGAGGAAGAATGAATGTTTACAGTTGACAGAGCGACTATCGACTCTACCGGCGCACTTGTTGTCGGTGAGCTGGAGCGCATGGATCAATCGCTGAATATGCCGCTGGTGTCCGTTAAATGGACCCGCGATATGCCGCTGCGCAGCGATATTTCCATTGCAGATGAAGTGTCATCCTTCACCAATACCGATTTTGTCAGTGTTGGTGGCCCAAACCCTCACGGCAAAAACTGGATGGGTAAAAAAGGTACCGCCACGCCTGGGCCTGAACTGGATATTACTCCTACACGTAATAACCTCACTCCGTGGGCTACGGAAGTGTCCTGGAATGTGTTGGAACTGGCATCGGCGCAAAAGTTGGGCCGACCAATCGACACCCAGAAATACGAAGCAATGAAAACAAAATGGAACATGGACACCGACGAGCAGGTTTATATCGGTGATAAGGATCTGGGCGTTGCGGGCTTGCTTAACCTGCCTGATGTAGTTCCGCTGGCAGCCGCTGCCGCGTGGACGGCGACCACTGACCCGGACGTTATGCTGCAGGACGTTAACCTGCTGCTGACGGATGTCTGGATGCGTTCCGGTTATGCGGTTTGCCCGGCAAAAATCGGGGTAGCGCCGGAGTTGTTTGGCTTGATGACCGTTAAAAAGGTTTCCTCTGCGGGCAACATTTCCGTACTGGAGTACATCAAAATTAACAGCATCGCTTACCAGGAAAACGGCGAGCCGCTGGAGATTGTCTCCATAAAATGGGCCTCAAAGCGGGGTGTTGCCAATGCTCACCGCATGGTTGCTTACACCCAGGATGAGAAATACGTTCGCTTCCCTATGGTTCCTCTGCTGAGCACGCCGTTGGAATACCGCAGCATGCAGCAGCTCACCGTCTATTACGGAAAGCTGGGGCAGGTTGAGGCGCCGTATTCGAACACGATTTCTTACCTGGACGTTCCATCGTCCTGATAGTTGAGGCGGGGAAACCCGCCATTTTTAATGGAGTAGGCAAATGAAATATCACGTAGCTGCAGCTGCAACCCTGAGCTTTGCTGACGGTACTAAGTTAGAGCTAACCCCCGGCATTCACGATTCAAAAAATTTTACTGAAGCTGCGAAAAAACACTGGGCGTTCGGCGCGTACGTTAAGCCGCTTGATGAGGCTGATTTGCTTAAAGAGCAGGAGGCCAGTAATAACGCCGCCCGCGTCGCGCTCCTGGAAACGGAAAACACCGACCTGAAAGCGCAGCTGGAAAGCCGGGATGAATCTATCGGCAACCTGACCAATGAAGTACTGGACCTGAAAGCGCAGTTGGTGGAGAAGGATAGCGCCATCGAAACGCTGAATTCCGAACTGGCCGCGTTGAAGGATCAGAAAAATGGCAAAAAACAGTAACCTCCCGACCGTTGAAAAATTCCGCGAAGATTTCCCCGAGTTCTCAGACGTAACACGCTACCCAAACGCCTCGATCACCTTCTACCTCGGCCAGGCTGATTCTTTACTGGATCAGGACCGGCTGGGCGACCAGTTTGTTTATCTGGCTGAACTGTTTACGGCGCACTACACCGAGTTACGCGGGAAGAGCCTGGCGGGTGCGAAAGCCGGAGCGGTTAACAGTAGCGCTTCTGCTGGGGTGGCAACGTCTAAATCCGTGGATAAAGTCTCCGTCAGCTATGACGTGTCGGGGATTATCGATCCGGATGCTGGTTTCTGGAATAACACCGCCTACGGGCGGGAGTTCTTCTGGTGGTGGGAAATGTCCGGTGCTGGTGGCAGGCAGCTGCTTTGAAGAGCGGCATCACGGTGCGATCCGATAATGCCGCGGATATCCTGGAGTCACTAAAGGCGCTGTCCGGCATGGATGTGCTGGTGGGCATTCCTGCCGATAAAGCGGCGCGTGATGGCTCGCCAATCAATAACGCCGAGCTGGGTTACATCCAGTCCACGGGTGGGACGGTAGAAATTGATGGCGAGGTTGTCACGCTGTCGCCGCGCCCGTTTCTCGATATGGGTATTGAAGACACTAAGCCCAGGACTATCGAACATTTAAAGGCTGCTGCCGTGGCCGCACTGGATGGCAAAAAAGATGCGGCCTTGCGGGAGCTGGAGAGCGCTGGACAGATAGCCCGCGACGGCGCTAAAAACGTTATCGGTGTCGGTGACCGTCTTACTCCGCTGTCAGAGAAAACCATCCAGAAGCGCAGGGCTTCAAAGCCTCCCATTCTTGGCGAGAAGCCGCTTTACGCTCGCGGCTTCCTACTGCGTTCCATTAACTACGTGGTGAGGACGAAATAATGCCGCTTCTCGATGTATCAGAGGTGCTGTTTGATCCGGACTTCATGGACGACTCGCTGATGTGCCACCGGCAGGTGCAGACCCTGGATGAGGATAATTTTGCACAGAACACCGTGCAGGATATCCCGTTTTCCGGCGTGGTGACAGTAGACCGCTCGTTACAGGCTCAGCGCATGATGGCCGGGCAAAACATTAATGGCGCCATACTGATTGTGACGTCGTTCAGGCTGACGCAAGGGGTAAGACAGGACGGCAGCGGCAGAATGCTGGATGCCGATATCGTGACCTATGACGGCTACGACTACCGCGTGACGTTTGTTGACCCTTACAGTCGCTATGGCGCGGGGTTCGTGCAGGCGCACTGCGAGCTGGTGGAGGAACGCACAACGTGAGCAATGACAGCACCACGGCAGGTTATCTGACACCCGTCGGCGACTTGCCGAAATATGACGAAGAACTGGAGCGGGAAATCAGTCGCTGGATCCGTGGTGTTTCCGGCCTCGCTAAAGAGTTTGTTTTTCCCCGCTGGACTGAACCGCAGCCGCAGATACCGAAAAACGGGACCAACTGGTGTGGCTTCGGTATCACATCGATGCCGCGCCCGGTCACCCTGGCGAATATCCAGACCACAGAGGACGAGTCCGAACAATGGTCATGGGAAACCGTGGTGGTGATTTGCTGCTTCTACGGGCCGCAGGGGGCGTCAATAGCCGCCACGTTCCGGGAGGGGATTTACGTTGCCCAGAACAACGCAGAGCTGAACAAAACAGGCTTGTCGCTGGTGGATACGACACCGCTGATTTCAGCGCCCGAGCTTATTAATAACCAGTGGGTGAGGCGCTATGACCTTACCGCCACGCTTTCCCGCAAAAATATCCGCACCTACAACATCCGGGCGATCCAGTCAGCGCCGGTCACCTTTTTTGGAGAATAAGCTATGCAGGGATTACCTGTATCTAACGTCGTGAACGTAGACGTGATCATGTCGCCGACGGCGGCCACTGGTCGAAACTTCGGTTCCCTGCTGATTCTGGGAACGTCCTCTGTTATTCCGGTCACTGAGCGCATTCGCCAGTATGCCGCGATTGAAGATATTGCAGATGATTTTGGCGTGGACAGCCCGGAATATGAGGCCGCACTGGCTTACTTCGGGCAATCACCAAAACCCACTCAGGTATTTATCGGTCGCTGGGCTAAAACGCTGACCTCTTCGGAAACGGGCCCGGTAGAAACTGCCGTCCAGGCTGTTACGGCATGCCTGCAGTACACGAACTGGTACGGTCTTGTGGTCGCCGATGATGTATTAGCCGGTGCTGATGTGCTGCCGCCTGCCGATGTGATTGCCGTGGCGAAGGTCATCGAGGCATCCGGCGTGAGTCGTATCTTCGGTGTGACCTCTGGCGAGGTCGGGATTATCGACAGCGCATCTACGACTGATATTGCCTCGCAGCTCAAGGAAGGAAAATACGCCCGCACCTTCATCCAGTATTCCACCAAAAACCACTACGCGGCTGTTTCTGCATTTGGCCGGGCCTTTACCGTGAACTTTAACGGCAGCAACACCACGATCACCCTGAAATTTAAGCAGGAGCCGACGGTACCGTACGAAACGCTGACAGTCTCTCAGGCCGCCGCCGTGGATACTAAAAAGGCGAACGTTTACGTTTACTACGCGAACGACACGGCGATTCTCCAGCAGGGCGTGATGAGTAACGGTGATTTCTTCGATGAGCGCCACGGCCTCGACTGGCTGCAGAACTACGTGCAAAACAATCTCTATAACCTGCTGTACACCAGCACGACCAAAATCCCGCAAACGGATGCCGGTGTTACCCGCCTGCTGAGCAACGTCGAACAGTCGATGGATCAGACCGTCACTAACGGGCTGGTGGCTGCTGGTCTGTGGAACGGTGGCCCAATCGGGCAGCTTTCTCCTGGTGACACGCTGACGAAGGGTTATTACGTGTATGCGCAGCCGCTGGTGCAGCAGGCGCAGGCAGACCGCGAAGCGCGAAAAGCCCCACTGATTCAGGTGGCCTGCAAACTGGCCGGCGCCGTCCACTACGCCGATGTTCAGATCAACGTTGTTCGCTAAGGAGCGATAAATGTCGACTTATTCTTTTCTTGATGTAACCGCATCGCTCACCGGCCCGACGGGCGTTATTGACCTGGGCCAGGGCTCCGCGAACTCCGAAGAGGGGATCACGATGACGATGGCCGGGAACAAAAACACCATGACGGTTGGTGCTGACGGTGAAGTGATGCACAGCCTGCACGCTGACAAATCCGGCACCATCACCGTTACGCTGCTGAAAACCTCCCCGGTGAACAAAAAGCTGTCGCTGGCGTATAACGCGCAAAGTCAGTCCTCTGCCACCTGGGGCAATAACGTGATTGTCATCCGTAACACCGCCAGCGGCGATATCTCCACGGCCCGCTCCTGTGCGTTCCAGAAACAGCCGGACCACAACAACGCGAAAGAGGGCGGCACGGTGGCCTGGGTATTCGACTGCGGCAAGATTGACCAACTGCTTGGGGAGTTTTAATCGATGGAATTCGAAATTAAAGGTGTGACATACCGCACCGCCAAAATGGGTGTTTTTGAACAGTTGAGAGTTTCTCGCAAGCTGCTGCCGGTGCTGGCGGGCATGGTGTCGGAATTCCGCAGCGTGCAGGAAAAAATTAATAGCAAAGACACCGAGGGCGCTATGTCGTCCATCCTGCCGCGTATCGCTGATGCTGTGTCGAACATGAGTGATGATGACGTGAACGCGATCCTTTTCCCGTGCCTCTCTGTGGTGTCTCGCCAGCACGGTAAAAACTGGGTGCCGGTCTGCCAGCACAACGAGATGGCGTTTGATGATATCGACCTGCTCACCATGTTGCAGCTGGTGGCGCGGGTGGTCGCCGACTCTCTGGGAAATTTTTTGCAAGAACTCCCTACAACCGGGACGGACACCCAGCCAGCAGCTTAACCCTCAACAGTCTGCCGGGCGGTGAGGATTTTATTCTTCGCCCGGCGCTGGCCTTTCACCTCAATCAAAAAGACCTCGACAGCGGCGCGGTGGACCTCGCCCGCATAGCGCTGCTGAACGACTACCTCGACGTTCGGGAGGATAACGACGCCCGCATAGACAAATGGAGATCCGATAATGAGCGGTAGCGCAGATACCATCAAAGATTTCCTGGTCTCGCTGGGATTCGATATCGATAACGCCGGGGCGAACAAGTTTGAAGCAGTAGTGAAGGGCGTCACAGCTAATGTGCTCAAGCTGGGGGCGACGGTCGAGGGGGCGGCGGCTTCTGTGCTGCTGTTCACGACAAAGATTGCTGACGGGCTGGATAAGCTCTACTGGGCGTCACAGCGCACCGGGGCAACGGTGGCAGGTATTAAGGCGCTGGGCTATGCAGCATCGCAAACCGGTGGTAACGCGCAGGCGGCGCTATCCTCCCTCGAGGGGCTGGCAAGCTTTATGCGTAACAATCCGGGGGCCGAAGGTTTCCTGAACCGCCTGGGTGTACAGACGCGTGACGCCAGCGGGAAAATGCGCGATACGGCCGCCATCTTTACGGGGGTGGGACAGAAGCTAAACAGCATGCCTTACTACCGGGCGCGGCAGTATGCCCAAATGCTGGGCATCGATGAAAACACCCTGCAGTCAATGCGTCGGGGCCTGGCCGGGTTCACATCCGATTACCAGTCGATGATGCAGAAAACCGGCTTTAACGCTGACAAGGCCGCGCAGCAGTCCAACAAGTTTATGACCTCAATGAGAGGGCTCACCGGGCTGCTGGGCATCCTGCGCGATAAAATCGGCTCTAACCTTGCGGGTGGCCTGGCCGGTTCGCTGGATAACCTGCGCAAACGCATTCTAGATAACTTCCCGAAAATTGAAGAGACGCTAACCCGGCTGATTAAAGGCATTCTCTGGTTTGCTGATGCGTTTGCCCGGATGGGCTACCGGCTGATTCAGGGGGCGGGCGCGGTTATCGACTGGTGGAAGCGGCTGGATGATGGCAGCAAAAACCTGCTGAAAGTGTTCGGCGCGTTGCTAGTGGCCTGGCGGCTGCTGAACAGCTCATTCCTTATGTCGCCCATTGGGTTGATCACCACGCTGATTGGCGCATTGATATTACTTTGGGATGACTATAAGACCTGGAAAGAGGGCGGCAAAAGCCTTATCAACTGGGCAGAGTGGCAACCAGGCATTGAGCAGGCGAAAAAAGCCATCGTCTGGATCCGTGACAAGCTGCTTGAGCTGAAAGACGCCGTGGGCGGCTGGCAAAACGTTCTGGCGATTGCTGCGACGTTTATTGCCGGCGCATGGCTGACAAAAATCCTCGGTGCTTTCTCTAAAATCGCCAAGATTCCGGGGCCGCCGTGGTTAATGGCGCTGATGGCATATGGCGGGTATGTGGCAAGCGACCACGAAAATATAACTGCTGCAGCACAGTCCTCATGGGATTACACGAAACAGAATATCGGCGATACCCTCCGCAAGCTGGGTATTAATACCGATCTGGGGCGAAAAAATACCATGGTTGGCATTCCTGATGCCGCTTATGACATTCCCGGTAATTTCCCCGATCAGCATGCGCAATCCGTTAAACGTCCCCAGGCATCGGCGGCGGGCAAGCGGCTGCTGGGCTGGATGGGGCCGCTGTTTAACAAGCTGGAAACGCTTTATCGCCTGCCAATGGGATTGCTGAATAGCGTTGCTACCGCAGAATCGGGTGGTAATCAGTTCGCAATGTCCGGCGCGGGGGCGAAAGGGCTGTTTCAGTTCATGGATGGCACCGCTAAAGATATGGGGCTGCGCGGCAATGACGTTTTCGATCCGGAGAAGTCAGCCCAGGCTGCAGCCAAATACCTTAGCCAGCTACTACGGCAGAACGGCGGCAATCTGGATAAAGCGCTGGCGTCGTATAACTGGGGGATCGGGAACGTGCAGCGCTACGGCATGGGCCTGATGCCTGCCGAAACCCGGAATTATATTCCGAAGGTTCGCAGCAACATGCCCGGCGGTGCGCAGGTTCAGCAGGAAACGAACATTCATATTCACGGTGTTAATGATCCGCGTGAAGCAGCAAGGCTTACCGCTGAAAAGCAAATCAGCGTTAACGCCCAAACCGTTCAACAACTCATGGTGCCGCGCTAATGGATATTTTATCTGCCATTTTTCGCCAGCAGACGCGGAAAATTGACATCCTCGTGCCGAGTGTTGTCGTCTCGGAAAAGCACTCTGACACGCTGGAAATCACTGAGCACCCGGTAGAGAAGCCAACAACCGGCAGCAATGCCGGGTACATCGCCGATCATGCCTTTAAACGCCCGAGTGAAGTCACAATGGAATGTGGCTTTGCTGGTGGTGGTGCATTGCTGGATTTTGCCAGTAACCTGACCGCTACGAGCATCCTCGGTAAGAGCCCAAAGGAAACATATCAGCAGCTGCTTGACCTGCAGGCTTCCCGCGTTCCATTCGACGTGGTGACCGGGAAACGGACGTACAACAACATGCTGGTACGCGCCATTGAAGTCACGACCGACAAAACCACTGAGAACGTGCTCAGCTGCACGCTCACGCTGCGTGAAGTCATCATGTCGGAAACCTTTAGCGTTAAGGTGGCGGATAAGTCAGACATGGCGCAGGGGGCCAGCACCTCAGCTGTGCAGAACACCGGTACGAAGTCCACCACGCCGCCGAATGAGTCCATTCTCAGCAAGGCGGGAAGTCTCGTAGCTGGCTTGAGGGGATAACATGCAAATCAATGAAGTTCCGTTAGCCCCGGATAATCAGCTATTCCGTATTCAGCTTGGCGGTACCACCTACACGCTGCGCATTATCTGGCGCGATGCTGCTGGCTGGATTATGGATGTGCAGGACAGCGGCGGCGCTCCGCTTCTTTCCGGCGTGCCATTGGTCACCGGCCTTAATCTGCTCGAGCAATATCCGCAACTAGGCATTAACGGGGCGCTGGTGGTTGTCACCGATAACGGCGCTCCCGTTGAGCCGACAAAAACCAACCTTGGCACATACAGCCATCTTATTTTCATTCAGGGATAACTCATGTCAAAAAACTGGATGCGGCATTTTGAGCTGCAGCTTCTGGATCAGAACGGCCAGGGCATTTCCCTGTCTGATTTTAAAGTCACCTTCCAGATAGAGTGGGCTGATACAAAGTGGCCGCGTGTGGCGAATGTGCGGATCTACAATTTATCCCCCGACACCACGAATAAAATTTTAGGGCAGGAATTCGCAAAAATTCGCATCATTGCCGGGTATAGCGGGATTGCTGAACCGGTCGATGCAAGCGATGTAGGGACTGTTAAGGTTATTCCTGACGATAAGGTGGGACAGACGGACGGCCAGAACTACGGGCTTATCTTCGATGGTGACATCCGCTTTACGGTGACCGGGAAGGATAATATCACCGATTCCTGGGTGCTGGTGCAGGCGCTGAGTGAGCATGAGGCTTTCCTGTACGCTAACACCATAACGACCATCGCCGCAGGCTATACCGCTGCAGATGTGCTTCGGGCCACCATGAAGGATTTTAACCCGTTCGGCATTACTGAGGGGATTATTGGCGATATGCCACAGAACGTTTTCCCTCGGGGCCGCACGATCTACAACGCATCCCGTAACGTCATGGACAATATCGCAGCGCAGTGCAAAGCCACCTGGCAGCTGGTGGACGGGCAATTACAGATGGTCCCGGAGAATAAATATATCCATGAGGCTATCGTGCTTAACGCCAATACCGGATTGATTGGGATGCCTCAGCAGACGATGGGCGGCGGCGTGAACGTACGCTGCCTGATTAATCCCAACATTCGAATTAATGGCCTCGTTCAACTGGATCAGGCGTCAGTGTATCGTGCTGCTGTGAGCGATACGGATATTGCGCAGTCACCGGCGCGGATCGGGACATCTGAATTTAACGGGAACATTGAGGGTGATACGCTACCCAGCAAGCAGCAGGCCGCCAGCATCGCCACCGATGGTGTTTATATCGTCAAGTCTATAAGTTACACTGGCGACACAAGGGGCCAGCCGTGGTACATGGATTTGATGTGCTTTGCACGCGGGGCTCGCGAGCTTTACAGCCAGAATGCGATGCTGAAAACTAACTACTGAGGTAAGTATTGTGAAGCGTGTAGCCGCAATTATTGTTCTTATGACTTCATTTTTATCCCTGAATGTAATTGCCGACTCTCAATGTGGCAGTTATAAGGTGCATTGGGCTGACGATGGACTTGCAAGAATTAATGGTGCAAAACCGGAAACTCAAAAAATTACTTTTCTGAAAAAAGAAGGTGATTTTAACAATGTTAAATTTGAGTGGGTTGTCGCTACAGATCAACCTGGCCGCTGGGTTGGGATGGAATTTATAGGCCGCAACGGCAAGGCCATCCTCAACGCTCAATGGCTGCAAGCCAATATGGATGCGCCAAGGCATTATGTTTCTTATGACTGTGTAAAAATAAAAGGATAGTTATATGAAAGGATTTATAGCTCTATTTGTGCTTATTGCCTCAACAGCTAGTGCTGGTACCTTGAATGACTTTTTCGCAAAGCATCCTGATCTTGGCGACAACCTTGCGATACATAATGCAATTTCCAGAGCTTCCAGTATGGAGGCGGCGGGGTTAGCCAGAAGAGAAGGTGGAGACGAAAAAGAGCTAATGAGCACAAAAGGTGATCAGTTTGCTGTGCTAGGGTTGCGTAGAGTCAAAATGTACTGCGGCTATCCTGAATCTGCTCAAATGTCTGGGCTAAGCGCAGAAGAATGTAAGCTAGTGCTCAGCAAAAATTTATAAATCTACACGCCTCTCGAAAATCAACCCGCCTCGGCGGGTTTTTTTATGGAGTTTTTATGCCAGTTCCTACCCAATCACAGCTTGGCGGTGAGCAGCAGACTGCCCAGGCAATTGCCGATTCTGTTTCCTCTCAAATTCGCGTAGCGATGCCCGGCATCATCCAGTCATTCGATCCAGACGCTGTAACCTGCACTGTGCAGGTAGCACTGCGGGGTGTGGCCGGTAATGAATCAGTCGAGCTGAAACCGCTGGTGGATGTGCCGGTTATTTTCCCGCGTGGTGGCGGCTGCACGCTGACTTTCCCGGTCAAGGCTGGTGACGAATGTCTACTAATTTTCGCTGACCGCTGCATTGATTTCTGGTGGCAGTCCGGCGGCGTTCAGGAAACGGTAGATCCTCGCCAGCATGATTTCAGCGATGCTTTCGCCATTGTCGGGCCACAGTCGCAAGCACATAAAATTTCCGGTATCAGCATGGACGCCGCGCAGTTGCGTACCGACGACGGTGCCGCGTTCGTAGAAGTGGCCGCCGGGCATGAAGTTACTGTGCAAACACCTGGCAAGCTAACAGCTAACGCGCTGGGCGGGACCGAAATCACATCGCCCACCATTGTGCTAAACGGCGCGGTGACCATAAACGGCACGCTCAGCCAGGGCATGGGCGAGGGCGGCGGCGGCGCAACAATGCTGGGGCCGATTACCGTCACCAACGATGTGACTGCCGGTGGCGTTAGTGTCAAAAATCACACGCATAAAGGAGTTGAGCCTGGTAGCGGTAACAGCGGGGGGCCGAACTGATGCGATACCGACGAGAGGACAGTGGAGGGGATTATACCTTCGGCCAGGGCGACAACACATTTCTGGTGAACAGTCCGGAGTGTGTCGCCCAGGCAGTTAAAACCCGCTTCGAACTTTGGCGCGGCCAGTGGTTCCTCGACTTAACGGAGGGAACACCTTACGTGCAGTCAGTGCTGGGCAAACAGCGTTCCGATGTTTATATCCTGGCTATCCGCGAACGCCTGCAGGCGACGCCCGGCGTTAAAAGCATTATCTCCTTCGACACGAACAACGACGGCACCACGCGCCGCGTTACCTTCACAGCAACAATCGACACTATCTACGGCCAGACGACTGTAACTAGCGAGGCATAAATGGCTTTGAACCTCGACACGCTGGGGTTATCGGCAACGGTAACCGCCCAGGGCATAACCGCGCCTGATTACCAGACGGTGCTGAGCACCATCACTGGCTATTTCCGGCAGATTTATGGGGCTGACGCTTATCTGGAACCAGACAGCAAAGACGGCCAGATGGTGGCGCTGGTGGCGCTGGCCATCCATGACGCGAACAATACGGCCATTCAGATTTATAACTCATTCTCCCCGGCAACCGGCCAGGCTGCAGCGCTGAGCAGCAACGTTAAAATCAACGGTATCACGCGAAAGATTGCGACAAATTCCACGGTTGATCTGCTGCTGGGCGGCACGGCTGGAACGGCAATCAATAACGGCTCGGTGAGGGACCAGAACGGCGTGATTTGGAATCTGCCCGCCGCAGTGACGATCGGTGTCGCCGGTACAGTGGTTGTCACCGCAACATGTGCAACGAGTGGGGCAATTGCGGCGCTGGCCAGCACGATAACATCTATTAACACGCCAACGCGCGGCTGGACGTCAGCCACGAACCCGGCGGCGGCCACAGTGGGGCAATCGGGGGAAACTGACGCTGAGCTACGCATCAGACAGGCGCAGAGCGTGGCATTACCCGCGCTGACGCCGTTTGAGGCTGTAGACGGTGCCATTGCCAATATTGCAGGCGTGACCCGTCACAAGCTCTATGAGAATGACCAGGGAGTACCAGACAGCAACGGGCTGCCGGCGCATTCCATTTCTGCGATTGTGGACGGCGGCGATGTGAACCAGATAGCCCAGGTTATCCGGGGCAAAAAGGGGCAGGGGGTGGCGACGTACGGCACAACGTCCATTGTGGTACCGGACACCTACGGCAACCCGCATACCATTTCATTCTCCCGCCCGCAGAACGTCCCTGTGTTTGTCGATATCACGCTCAGGGTGTTCACCGGCTACACGTCGCAGATCGGTGAGCAAATCAAACAGGCAGTAGCGGAGTACATCAACAGCCTGAAAATCGGTGATAGCGTGCTGCTGAGCCGCGTTTACTCCCCGGCCAACCTGGGTGTGGTAAGCGGTGGCAACGCCCGTTATTACGACATCACAGAGCTGCTGATTGGTAAATCTGCCGGTTCAGTGTCTGCGGCTAACGTCAATATTGCTTATGACGGGGCAGCGGCATGCAGCACGGATAACGTAAAAATCACGGTGAGCTCATGAGCAAGTACACAGAGCTAATCACGAACTACCACGCGACTAAACCGCTTTTCCTGACTCACGTCGATCTCAGTACCCGCCCGCTGATAGATGTTTCAAACACGCTGGGCGGCCTGATTACAGCTTTTGATATTGATCATGCCGTCGGCGCGCAGCTCGATACCCTGGGGCTGTGGATAGGGCGTAGTCGCATTGTTAGCCAGCCCATTTCTGGTGTGTATTTTTCCTGGGATACCGACGGGCTGGGTTATGACCAGGGCGTGTGGCAAGGGCCTTACGATCCCGATTCCGGTTACACCACGCTAAGCGATGACACCTACCGCATCATTCTCAAAGCAAAAATCGCTATCAACAACTGGAACGGGCAGAACGACACGCTGCCCGCCATCCTCGATGCTGCGACGGCAGGCTCCGGACTCAAAATGCAGATCGTCGATAACCAGGACATGACCATTTCGGTTTGGGTATTTCCCGAGACGGATATAGCGAATGTTTCACGCGAACTTATTGCGGCGATAAAGCAGGGCTATCTGACCGTGAAAGCGGCTGGTGTGTGGGCCGGTGATATTCAAACGCCATCGGTGAAAACCCCATCTGAGGGCAATAAATTTTTCGGTTTCGACTTAAACAACGAATACATCGCCGGTTTTGACGACGGCGCATGGGAGATGACACTCTAATGGCTACGAACGAATTTAAACCCTTTGCTACAGGCGCTGGCGCAAATGTCATGAGCCAGGCTGACTGGGAGGCGCTGCCTGCACTTATTACAGGATTTCAGGCGGGCAAGGCATCCAGCGCGCAGGTAAACAAGGCTATCCGCCAGGCTTCATTTGTGGCGGCGGCGCTGGCGCAGTTTATTGCTAACCAGTCCGGGAATGATGTGCACGACGACGGCGACGTGACAACGCTGGTGGCCAGCCTCCTTTCGGCCATCAACAAAACATCACAGCCCCTGGATGCCACACTAACCGCGCTTGCCGCCCTGGCAACTGGCGCAAACAAGCTGCCTTACTTCACCGGGCCAGATGCCGCCAGCCAGACAGATTTAACCCAGGTTGGCCGGGATATTATCGGCAAAACAGACATTGCCAGCGTTCTCTCATACCTTGGTTTGGGAACAGCGGCCAAAAAAGATGTAGGGACCGGCACAGGGCAGATCCCTGACATGTCATCATTTTCTCTTGCGAGGATATCAGCATCGTCCGGGTATCAGAAATTGCCGAGCGGCTTGATATTCCAATGGACAATAGGCCCGTCGACAACAATAGAGACGTTAACAACCATCACGTTACCAATTCCTTTCCCCACAGCGATGATGGCTGGCATGGTGTCTACTAATGCAAATTCCGGCAACACATCGGACATTATGTATCAGACAGTGTCGTCCACAGCATCTTCAATTACATTGCAATCGCAGATATTCACGACATTGGCGGGCGCTGGTTCCGTGTCACCTGTTGTGTTTGCCATAGGATATTAATATGTACGCATACGCTAAAAATAATTTCTATCCATTTGATCTTCGCGAGAGCTATGAGGCTGCAGGAACATGGCCGGAAAGCTTTGTTGAAGTCGAAGATGAAGTGTTTGGGATGTATTCAGGTTTGCCATCGGAAGGAAAAATGCGGGGCGCTGATGCGGAAGGGAAACCAGCATGGGTTGATATACCGGCTCCCACAGCGGAGGAAATAATCGCGGCTGCAGAACGCAAGAAAAAAGCTCTGCTTTCCGAAGCCGATTCGATTACAGCAGACTGGCGCACGGAGCTGGCGTTGAGCATTATCGACGAAGACGACAAAGCAAAGCTCACAGCATGGATGAAGTACATCAAAGCGGTGAAAACGGTAGACACCTCCACCGCGCCTGATGTTAGTTGGCCGGAGAAACCGGGGGCGTAGGCCACTCAATGCCGGGCGCTTTTGACGTATCAATTCGCATCAGAAGAACCCGGTATTTTTTCCATGCAGCCAATGCGGCTGTTTCTTCTTCTGTCGCTATTCCTTCATCAACAGCACCCTGCCGCCATGAAACCTCAGAATCAGCGCTTAGTCGTAAAGCAGCACGCTTTTGTTCAGCAAAGGCGATCAACTCTTCTTTAGGCTGCGGCGGGATATCCCCCCATGTCGGTAATCCGTCGGCTCCTGCCGTTCGCTGCTTACCCTCTTTCACAAAACACGAATATTCAGCAACGACTGGATCTGACACAGGGACAATATCATCTGGCAACGTCCCGGCTGACTCGTAGTCAACTAGCCAGGCATGCGGATAAAACAGATTTGTTGTTTTACTGTAATAAAAATTAGTTTCGCTCATGACTACCTCTTATCTGCACCAGGCCTGATATTGAACAGTGATGCCCAGCGTTCCCCAGTTGATAAATCTGATTTTATTTGCTGCCGTTATGATCGCCGCAAACACGGTGCCATTGGATGGCTGGGTCGCTCCATTGCAGATCGATGTCACAACCGAAATAACTGCATTTGGCACAGCGTATGGCAACGTAACATCTGTTATACCCACGGGTAAGTTTACCTGCGCGGTCTGCATCATTACTGCACCGCCAGTATTGAGGCTCGGGAACTTAATTCCGTAAGCACTGCCTCCGTCGCTAACATAGGAAAAACTGCTCATATCGGGGAGTTGACTGGTGCTCGTCCCTACATCCCTTTTCGCCGCTGTTCCCAAACCAACCTTTGAGAAAATGTACATGCTGCCGCTCCGTGGCGTGCTCTCAGCCTTTTATGAGGTAAAAAGTCATGCTGGTAGGCTATGTCAGGGTGTCAACAAATGACCAAAACACAGCACTGCAGAAAAATGCGCTGGAGTGCGCAGGATGTGAGCTAATTTTGGAGGGTAAAATCAGCGTTAAAGCGGCGGACAGGCTGGGGTTAAAAATTGATGGCCGGATGTTCAATCCCGGCATCAATATAATCGATAGCCTTTTTCAGCTCACGTAAAAGTAATTCCGCCTCACGCCGTGACACGCAGAACTCCTGATCAGGAAACTCCGACGTCGGCCACATGGGTACGTCGCGCATTGAATCTCTAAACTGTGCTCTTAGCATCACCTTTTCTGCCAGCGCGGAAAAGGTGATCTGAAAGCTCACCAGTTCAGCCATGCCGTGGGCATCAGATTTTTCAAACTTACCTTCTAAGCCCACGCCACTTTTCCCCGCCTAACCACTGCCATAATCGCCTTTCCTGAACTCTCATATTCAGGAAGCGACAGCACACGCCATTTACCATCCCAGAACCCAAGAACGCAGCAACGATCACCAGTAGTGCCTTTAATCGCAAAAGTGCGGATATCAGCAGACGGAACCGGGAGCTTTTCGCCTGGTCGAGGGAAGTAAATCCTCACGCCGGATATGATCATGTTGTCCATCAAGACTACTCACTGACGAGCCAGAACTCGGCCTCTTCGAACATCTCTTCGATCAGGCGACTCAGTTTTTCTTTCTCATTTTTCGTGCAGTCACTGTTAACAGAGCTGGATTCCATAGGTTTAACGCGCACGTCAGCATCGGGAAAGACGCGATGCACACGCCTCGTCAACTCAGCCAGGATGATTTCTTTCGCCCCGGGCAAGCCCTCTACATTGCGTTTGTCATAGACGAGTTCAACGAACAT